GTTCTTTATATTCTTTACCTTCATGAGATTTAGCTTCCTCATAATCTACAACAGTAAGGGGTTGCCCACCTCTTGAACCATCTGGATAACAAGTAAAGCCTCTTAATAAAGGAGTATATTTAGCTAAAGTCATTGCAAAATCTTTAACTATTGTATCATTATTAAAGTCACTACCCCATTTAGGAATATTAATTGTTGAACTAATGCTCATATCTACATATTTTTGTATGTCAGCTTGAAATTTAATTCTTCTTTCATGATCTGTTGATAAAGTAAGTGCTGTTTCTATTAAATTTGGCTCAATACCATATTTTTGAATAAGTATTTTAGCTGTACCATCAACTACATATTGATAATGCCATTCTTTATTACCTTTTAAATACCTACGTTTATAGGCTACTGCATATAAGGGTTCTATACCTGTAGTTGTACCAGCTAAAATACCAATACTCCCAGTGGGTGCAATAGCTCTAAAACTAATAGGTATTGATATATTGAGTTTATTACATAATTCTTTTGCGGACTGTTCAGATTCTTCTTCATAAACTTTTAACCATTCATGTAATTCTGGTGTAACTTCATATTTTGAATTTCTTTTTAAAAGCCATTCATGAATTCCCATTAAACCTAATCCTAATTTTCTGTTCTTTTTACGAACTTCATGGATTTTTTCATAAGGTAAATGAGCTTCTAAAGTACCACAAACTAAAAATTTACTTGATAATCTAACAACTTGTCTAAATTTTTCTATAGTATCAATATTTGCCATATTAATACTACCAAGATTACAAACATCTGAATCATCTTCACTAGTTACTTCTGTACATGCATTTCTAAGAGTTTCATTTTCTTTTTCAAAAAAGTTAAAGCTAAAACCTGGCTCACCAGTTTTTAAAGCTTGTCTACAATTCTCTAAAAATGTTATTGGTATAACTTTTGGTTCAAGTGTTTTACCACTTTTGTAAGTTTCTTTAATAGTTTCTAGGTCTGTCTGAAAGACTTCTTCTAAAAATTTATTATCATAATTTAAACTTACATTTGTCATATCCAGTGGTGCTGGATAATTAAAGTCTTTTTCTTTTAAATAACCTATGGTGAGGTTTTTCCCCTCTTCGTCATAAGCCCCTTTTAAGGGAATATTATACCAATCTTTACAATGTAAGAATTCTGCTGCATCTGAATGTTTCCAGTTTAAACTAGCATAAATTGCACTTCTTCTGCTTCCACCTTGCTGTATCTCTCTACCCAACTCATTAATCATCCTCATCTTAGATACAGGTCCAGCAGCTAATCCTCCAGTTCCTTTTATTTTAGAACCCTTAGCTCTATAAACTGAATAATCTATACCTATACCACCACCTGTCATTAAACAAGATTCGGATTTCCAAGATAGGTTAGCCCAATCCTCTTTTGAGTCTTCTTCAGCTTTTAATAGGTAACAATTATTATAAAATTGGTTTCTTCTACCAGCGTAATATAAATACCTACCACCAGCAATAAATTCCATTTTAGTGTGTATATTAATCAGATTTACTATATCTTCTTCAGACATATACTTTTCACATACTGTTCTAATTAGAGTTTCACTGAGTTTATCCCAAGTTTCAGCACCTTCATGTTTATATTTATGATTAAAAATATCTTCTGAAAATTGTGTTCTAAAATAGGTACTTTTACTGTTTAATTCCATACAATTCTTCTATTGTTTTAAATAATTCTTTCTCTTTATCTGGTGGTTCTAAAATCTCACCATGCTCCATAATAGCATCTAATTCTACACCATAATAATTCGCTATATCCTTATACTTTTCAGCTGTAGGATTTATAGCATCAAATACCTTAATAATAGGTTTACCTGATAATTTATCTTTTTCTTTTCTACTTGATACCCTACCATAACTTTCTTCAAGTAATTTCTTGAATTTAGTACTGAATTTGGTAAATTTACCATCTTTAAAATTTGTAAAATCAGCTTCAAATTCTTTGGGTATCTTTAGTTTTAATATAACCTCCATATTATCATCTGCATAAGATGAATCAATATAGTTGTTATCACAAGTTAAATTATAAATAATCAAAGTTAACTTATCATCATTTATATTATCAAAAACAACATAAACATGATTGTCTTTATCAAAATAACTATTAATTAAATAATAGTCTAATGGAGAGTTTTTAAATAAGGGTTGACCATACATTGGGAGAATAAACCTACTAGTTTTACTTTTTTTCAGATTATTCTCATCCATAAACTCTCTTCTTCTACTCATATTTTAACATATCTAATTCTACTACTCCGTGTTTCTCGTACACTTCTCTGGGGTACTCCCAGAAATCTTTCTCTTTATGCCATAAATAATCCTCAATCAACTGTCTCCAGCCTTTTACTCTTCTATTGGTAATCTTGTTAATACCTCCAAATTCTCCTGTTTTTAAATCATCTTCTGTACATTGGTATATTAAAGGTTGGTCTAATTGTAGTTGGCTTATTACAATAAATCTAAAAGGTAATATTGTATAATCAGGATAAATTATTTTTAACCCGTAACTATAATAAGAAGCCTGTAAATAATACTGATATTTAAGAAAATTTGATGGGAATTTTGAAAGATATTCACCTGTTGATTTTAAATCTATTGGTTGAATTACTTTGAGTTTGTGGTTAATTACTAAAATATCTAATAAAGCTTTACCTTCTAAATCATCATTTATATGAAATTGTATAGGTTCCTGATATAGTATTTCTACATCTTTATCAGGGTTATTCCAGAACTCCTTTGTAAACTCGTGATTTAAGAGGGTTTCCTTTGCTTTTAAGACACTTTTGTATACTTCGTATGCAATTACTTTCTTATTTTCTGAAGATATCAGAAATCTCAAATATCTGAGCCCCTCTGTTAATAATCTGTCAACCACTTTGGGTTGTGAGTCTCTTTTAAAGCCAACTATATTATAAGAGTCTTTAATCAGGTATTCATCAAGTATGGGTATATCAATATCCCAATTGATTTTCACGTCATTTTTCTTATGTTGCCTATATAGCTCATCAATAAAATCACCTAATTGTCCAGTAGGTTTATCTTCGCTACTAGTTAATATCAGATATTCTTCATAAAATTTTTCTTCATTTTGAGTTAAAAGTATGTCAAGAACATCCCCAAAGGTAATTCCCTTATTGTTAATTTCACTGTTATCAAGACAGGATTTAGGGTTTTTTGATACTTTACTGAGTTTACTGTAACTTATTGCTGGGTACTCTCTGTAATTTTCATTTGTTATTAACATAATTTTTCTTCAAGTTCTTTTTCATTTATTTTAAGTATTTGAGTTACACATTCGTTTATCTGAGTTTTGTTTTTAACAAGAAAAAGCCTCTTAGTACAATCTTGTGTAGCTAAGAGGCGTTTGAACATTTTCCATTTTAACGGAACATTTTGTTACTTTAACATTACTGTTAAGGTTAAATCATTTCTGTTTAACTCTATAGTTTTATATATAGCTATAGTTCAGACTTTACCACTCTCCTATATTACTATAGGACACCTATTGGAAGTCGTTGCAGGCTTTTATAAATTATTATTTAGAGTTTAAAGTGCTTTCCATTCTGACCATGTAAAACCATATTCATTATGAGTTGTTTTATTACAGATTTCTGTAAATGATCCTTCTTCAACGTAAAATACTCTTTTATTAATTGTATCGCAATATGAAGTTCTGAAAGTATCTATTACTTCTTCATTTAGTTGATTCTGCGGAAACAAATCAATAACTATATCTTTTATAATTTTAAAAGTACATTTAGGGTAGTAGTATTTACAAATTCTATAAACATCTCCCATAGATCTTCTTTTTGCGTGTTCTGTTTGAGTTTCTCCTGATTCAACATAAATTGTTTCTTTTTCGCTATTCCATTCTGTAAAAAATTTAATTAAAAATTCTCTTATAGTTTCTTTTCTTTTTCTAAGAAGACCTCTAATTCTAATAGGTTCTTTAAGGTTTAGTTGTGATTGTATTTCAAGTAGTGTCATTTTTTGATTATAATAATTTATAATTATCCCTCAGTATTACGTTGGTTCTATATTCAACGCTTCCACTGATATTCTAAGTTATTCAAAGTATATTACTATACTAGGGCGCTTCTAATTTACGCATCGTTAGCAAAACCTTTACATTCAATAATATAATTATCTCCTGTAAAGTCTGGTGTATAAGTAATTGGTCTTATTTTTTCACCACAATATTCAAATTTTTCTTGTAAAACAAATGTTTCTTCTTCATATAATGGTTTAAGACCTTTTAAGATCATCTGTTCATAACAATATGCTTCAAGTTTAGATCTAAATCTAATACCATTTACCTCAATAGGTGTAGCATTTCTTATTTTAACATTTTCTCCTGGAGTTTCTTTAACCCATCTCAACTTCCCTTTAACAATTTGTTTTCTCACTAAATATATTTTTTACTATAAATTCAAATTGAACTGAATATTTCATTTTTACTTTATATCTGTCGTAATATTTTGATACATAAATACCCCAAATTTTAGGGTTTGTAGTATCTGACAAATCAGCACTAAATTCAACATCTGGATCAAAATGAATATTAATTTGATTTGCTATAATACCTAATCTTTTAGTAGTATCTGTAGCGTATTGGATAACATGATTACTATCCATATCTAAATAAGTTTTTATAGCATCTATTCTGACTGTATCTGTTTCTGTAGTTAACATAAACAGTTCAACATCATTATTTTGCTGTAACTTTTTTATATATAGTCTAAAATCATCTTTATCCCATGTAGTTGTCCCTTCAAAGGAAACTTTTAGTTTATCCATTTAATAATTTCTTTGTTTCATTCTCTCCATATTTTTTAAAATAATCTGATATATCTTTACACCCTCTGTAGCCTTTCTTTCTATTCCAAAGGCTATCTGTGAGGAAATAAGGTTTTAGACCATATTGTTTTCTGTATAACCAAGCTAAGTGAATACCTGAATTATCATAATCAAATAAAGTAATTATAGTTTTAAATCTATGTTTAAGCTCAGACATAACACTTTCTTTAATTAATATACTTTCAGATTGGGGAGCAATTGCTGTTATTCCTAGTTCATAAAAAGACATACAATCTTTAAGAGCCTTAGTTATTATTAATAAATCACCAGTTTTAGGCATTTGATCCCAACCTTGTATTATACTTTTATCAGGGCTATACCAATTGTACTTTTCATCATAAGGTCTGTATATCTTATAAGTATCTCTTTCATCCTTAATAAATTTATAAGAATAAATAGGATTATTCAAACTTTCAAACCAGGTATAACTATAATCTTCTTTATCAAAATCTACCTGACTACAGGGATAGACATTAAATTTTAACAAAGTTGTTAACTTTATACCATATTGTATCCAATAATTATAATCTGATATATTAAAATATCTGAATTTTGGATTTAAGGCTATTTTAACGTGTTTTAAGACGCTTTCAGGTTTTACATAATAATTTATATTACTTAATCCTAAATCATCGTCTAAAAGCGTTAAAACAGCTTTAAAATCCAAACCATACTTCTGTTGAATATAACTAAAACAATTAAAACATTGTTTTGTACTAAAATCATAATAAATAAGACCTCCAAACCTATTATAGGATATTGCAGCTGATGGATTTCTATCCTTTCTAAGTTCTGAACAGAAAGCTCTGTTTATCCCCTTAAAATTACTGCAATATTTTTTGAAAATTTCATATTCACTGATTTTAGCTAATATATCATCAGTTGTAAGATGTTTCCTTACTTTAATATCAGAACCTTTAAAATAAAAAGAGGGGCTAACAATTAAGTCAGCCCCAATTCCTTTTATCATATTTTATTATTTATTATTGTTTTAGAAAGGTAAGCCAGAATCATCCAATGTCAAAATTGGATCAGATGTCACACTAAAACCTACGGGAAGCATTTTAATATCTCTCATTGGATCAAAAGTAAGTTTTGTCTGAGAAATAGGAATATTTATTGATTCAAAAGCATCTGACATTTCAGATTTAATAAATTTACCACCATCTTTTTTTTCAATTTCTTTACCTTTAGCTTTTCCACGATATTTTGCACCCATGAAAAGAGCACCTGTTTTTTGTGCAAACTCATCTTGTGAAGTAGCATTAATTGCATTATATTCAGCTTCCTTACCAAGCATAATTGCTTTTTTCTTCATTGATTCTGCTGATACACTTAAAGCAGATTTAGTTTTACCAGGACTTACAGTACTATTTAACCAGTATTGTCTTGCTACTTGTTCTCCTGCTGGGGTGGTGTTAGTTTCTTCAATAAACATACTACCATTAGTAGCTTTTTTTAATTCCCAGTTTGTAATCTGAAAGTCATAAACTCCAGGTTTAGCATATTGAACCCTATCTCCTGAACCTTCTGGTTTTGTAATAACTACTTCTGACGCTTTAAAATTAAATGTATTTTCCATATATATTTTTTGTTTTATTTTATTTTATTTATTAAGATACAAATTCAATGATTTTATCATAAATCTGTTGTGAATCATTTGTTATATTATAAGTTTCTTCTCCAAAAATAGCTGGAGGACATTTAGACGAAGATCTTTCTTGTACAAGATCAAATGTATAGTCTGGTTTACCTTTATCATTGAATTTTTGTTCTGCATACATTACTACAGTAAACTCTTTTTCAATTAAACCTTCCCACTCCTTACCTTTAACTCTACATCTTTTTTCTTGAGCTCCTTCTATTCCAAGAATCTCATAATGCCCTGTAATAAAGACTTCTTTTGGTACTCTTTTAATCATAAATAAAAGTTTACCAATTTCTTCATTATAAGCATTCCAAATATCAAATCCTTTATATCTTTTTCTGCAGTCAGCTAATAGTAATTCTACATAAGCAGAAAAACTATCAAAAACTATAGTTTTGATTTCAGAATTTTTTGCATACTCAATCAGAGCATTAAATGCATCTGCATAAGTTGTACATCTTGTATGAAACTTAAATTTGTTCTTAAAAGGTAAAGGTTTATTTTCTACATTAATAAAACCTGTTGTATCAGGATTCATATTTCTAAAACTATAAGTCTTACCTTTACCTGATTGACCTAATTGTAAAATTTTGTAATAATCTCTTGTTGTTTCCATTGTTTTAGCCATAATTGGCTCTTTCATCACTCCCGTTTCACTCATTAATTAGATTTTTTTTTCTAAAATTTTTCTATAAATATCATCACTCATATCACCTGGTTTAGGTAATTCAGCAAATTGATTAACAGCACCATTAAAATATAATGGCACACTTATAAATCCTGTTCCTCTACGATTTAAAATTATTGATAACTCCCTGAAATTATCTCCTAATTTTGTAATATCATAACCTTCCCATTGATTTATGCTGTATCTATGTGGTGCAAAAAGTCCCAACATAATATCCACATCACGGCTGGTAAGCTTACAATCACCTAATCCAGAAGCTGAAGGCATTAATTTGTCTTCAATTGATTCTCCCTTATAAGTATATTGTTGTTGTTCAGTCATTGCTGCTTGTTGTTGGATATTTACTGGTATATAATTCCATCTATTTCTCATCTTAATGCAATAATTAGATGAGAAAGTACTCATTGCTTCATGTAAGGATTTACCACTTTCTGGTTGTAATAAGCTTAAATGGTCTGTTATAATAACAACATACTCATTTGGATCATCTGGTTGATACCTATCTAAAGTTTTAATAACCTCAAGATTTCCACTGTCAATATATTCGTGAGGTATGTTTTTACCATCTTTACTTATATATTTACCATGTGAATTGGCATAATCTCTGATATACTTATAAATACCAAAAGGGTTCCTTATTTCATCAACAAAAGTAATTATAGACTCAAAATCCTTAAAGAATTCTTCATATTCCTCTATTTGCTTTTCAACAGAGTCTTCAAGAATATACCCCTCAAATAATGAATCCATTTTTTCTGGACTTACAATACTTTTTGTATCACGATACAGTTTATGTGAAATAACAGATTTTATTTTCTCTTCTTTTCTCATCTCTAATGAAAAATAGAAAATCTTTAATTTAATATTAGATTTATTCTGTTTTAAATAGAAATAAGGCTCATAAAGAAATAAAAAATCTGCTAATTGTGTTTTTCCGACTTTTTGATTAGCCGAAACTAAATAGTATCTACCTTGTTGTATTCCTGGTATTACAGAACTAAATCTTTTTAATGACCAAGGTATACAATTAGGGTTACCACTTAATCTATTTTGCTTATTTTCCTTTATACCATGTAATACTCTTTTAAACGTTTCACTCATTAAATCATTTGCTTATTAGATTTATAACTAATTTCTTCATCTTCAAGATAAGCCTCCCAACCTTTATTTCTAAGATAGACTATAAGTCCAGTCATAAATATAAGGTCGTCTGATCTTTTCTTTTCTTCAACTTCTTTTCTAATAGCTTTAATAATTTGATTGTGTAGTTCTAAATTAACTTCATTATTACTTGCTATAAATTTTTTGTAAACTATTCTACAATTGTCTTTTTCAGTTTGTAGTCTTCTTTTCTTAAATCCCTTAGTTACTACTTTAGGATATTCTTTAGTTATTTCTTCAAATAGTTTGTTAAAATCAACTTCTGTTTGATTACCAATAAACAGTTGTTTTGTCTTTTCAGTAGTTATAACATTACTAGGGATATACTTTAATTCTATATCTTCTAATGCTATATAACCTTCCTGTAAGAGCTTTTCAAAGGTGGAGATAGGTACTTTACCAACAGATTTTAAATAGGTCATTAGAGAACGAGAATCTCTAACATATAACATATACAGGATTAAGTATATGTTTGCATCTAGTTTAATTTCTGATAGTAATTCTGTATTAATTTCTATCTTCATTTATTTTTTTATTAAAAGCAGTTTCTAATATTATTATAGTCCTAATAAACTGTTAAATTTGGGACTTTATGAAAGGAACAACCTATGAACTGATAAATTTTACCAATTCACTTGGTTTTATTAATCTACTCTACCCAATTAAGGATGCTGTTTCAAAAAGCGCTACTTATTGCTTTATGATGGCTTACCACTATTGCAGATAATACATTTATAAAGTATTGTAAAATTCGTGCTATTTTCTACGGATAGATTTAATAGAGTTTACACATTTTATAATATACTTATAGCCTTAATTTTCTAACTTTGATTAACATTACTACTCTCTTTAGTACTTATCTTACAGGCCATTATGAACGAGGTTCGTTGGAAAGTAATTGTTCAAAGATTGTTCCGTGAGTTTAATTGATTTTTATTTACATTGTTATTAATTCTTTACTTTTAATTTCACTAAATTGAAGTTCTCTTTGTTCTTGTTTATCAGGTTTATGGTTATTAAGATATAATTCAATAGCTACAGGACATACCATACGTACTGTACCTTTTAATGATATATTATTTACCTTATTAACTTTAGCTGATAATAATCTTGCCTCAAGTTTTTTACGTTTATTTTTACTTGGTAGATTACCACATAACACATTAAGCTCTTTTACATCTCTAATAACTGATAAATATGTAGCTTTAACACGTCTTTTATAAGACACCAAATCATCAAAAGTTATAAAACATTTTTCATTTGGTTTTGTCCATTTAACAATACTTAAAATATTAGGATGTTCTGATTGTTTTGCGTTTGGATCTATAAAATAAGTAGTACCAGATATAGGATTAATAAAGTTAAACATATGATAATTTGATTCCTTTAATTTAAGAAATTTTTCATCAACATTAACAACTGTTACTTTTACTTGTTCTTCTCCAATTGTTTTGATTATTTCTGAATAACCAGGAACATCATCATTATTATCAAGAAATTTAATATTTGGTTTTAAAGAACAAGTTTCTACACTATTAAAATCTAGTTTTGATTCTAAATAACTTGCACGTTTAACTGGTAAGTTAGATCCTACACCTCCCCTATCACTATGTCTTGTATTCTTATAGCAACTATTAGAATGGTAGTAACCACCTTCAGCTTCCTCATAATGTCCCATCATAATCATTCCAATATCTGGAAAAATAAATGTTAGTTTATTATAAGAAAGATCAGTAAGTTCTGCATAGTGTTTATCATAAAATCCCTGTGGATTTTCTTTAAGTTTAGCTAATAAATGTGGATTTGAAAGATAAATATGAATCCAATGAACTGTATCATTATATTCTTTATCTATCCCCTCACCATATTTACTAGCAAACATACCATTGTGAGCAACTACAGGTTTATCTGTAAATCCCTGCATCATTGTAATACTTTCAAAATCAAAGTCTACAACAAAAGGATGAGTATTTTTAAATACATCTTTACCTGATGTGGCAATTCTGTGATGAATAACTAACTCATCTTTATCACCAAGTTTAGCTGATTTTATATCATCAATCATTGTTTCAACATCAAAATATCCTTTTGATAGATAAATTTTAGTTTCCTTATCTTTTTTCCACGCATAACCAGAACCCATACTATTAGTATAAGCTCCGTTTCTGATCCACTGATATAATTCTTCAGTATCTTTCTTAGTTCCTTTAGGACAGGCTGAAATTATACACATACAAATCCTTTTTCATTATTTTCGTTTTTCAATTCTATAATGCTTTTATTTTTTTCTGATTTTGTTTCATATTCTTTAGCTTCTGATATATCTAAAGTAAATAATAATTTACGTTCTTCAATATATTGTACAAGAGATTTACCCATTTTAGGATAAGCTTTATACATAATATCAGAAAGTTTAATATCACTATTTATTTCAGATTTACAATTTTCAACAAACCACATCACCCCCATAAATATAAGCAACCAATTCCTGGTTTTTGTATAATTTAATGTGGCTGAATGTAATCTTATTTCCCAAGTTCTTGAAGTATCTTTTTGTTTTTTATTTTCAAAGTATACATCTCTGGTGTTAAACATTGCTGGTATAAAATTAACCCAAGAATATCTTGGTGTAGAATGGTTATAACCACATTTAGCTCCCATAGGGTGATTATTTCTTCTTGATCTTAGTTTAGTACCTTTAACAGATAAAAAGTCATATAAAGCATTATAATCAGTATCTATATTGATTTTATACTCTTCTTTTGACTGTGTTTTTAAATCATGTTTAAATACAAACTTTTCAAGTTTTCTACAATAGCTATTGTGTCTTCTAGTATTTGGCACCATTTCGTAAATCTCATCTTCAATAAAACATGATATTTTATATAAAAATAATAAGTTTTCTTTATTAAAATCCATTCCACCTATATGAATATGTGTAGAACAGTATTTATCAAGTAAAGCTTTCTGACTTAAAAGATTACAAATTTCTTGCAAATGTCTAAAACCATTATCACCATGTAATACTCCTGTAACTATTTCTGGTCCACCCGAACCAGCATTCATAGAACCATCTCTTACACAACTAACATTATAATTTTTAGCTTTATAAAGAGGTAACCACAAGTTAGCTGCTTCAAACTCAACACCAAATGTATATTGTTTACCTTCAGATAATAAAAAAGACTGTGAATGAATACCGAATTTTTTAGATATGTCTGCAGAATGGCTATCAGGATTATAAATAAAAGTATTTTTATAAATAAAATGTTCATGATTACCCCTCATTGTAGTTTTTTCATTTGGTTTAAACCATATTCCCTGAGTTTTATCTTCAACATAACCTAATTCAGTAGCTATTTCTTCAGATTTAATATACATTAAACAGGCCATCTTACTAAAAAATATAACAGGTGCTGCACCTTGAGTTATATTATAATGTGTAATACCAATTGATACACCATCATCAAGTAATACTTTTGTTGATGGTTTTTTTATAGCTTGTACATCATAAGAACTTTCAACATTATCTACAGCATCAAAATATTTAACTATCTGTGATTCATGTTTTAATTTTTTTGAATGTACATATGATAATAAAGCATTAAACTCTGGCAAATTACTTGGA